CTGGTGATGTTATTTGGAGACGTATCAAAGCAGTTTTGACTGCTGCTGCGGCTGCTGCTGCGACGTCAATCACTGTATCTGCACTTCTTGTTTCAGTGCCAAGTGCCTCTGTGTCTCAGTATTACAACAGTCTTTTCCTTGTAGGTAACGGTGCGGCACAGATTTATCGCTACCAGTTCAATACAAACGCGTGGTCAACGACAAGCGAAAATAGTGGTAACCCGGCGCTTGCAGCTTGGGTAGCGAATATGAGTGGAAGCGGAGCGTGCTGGTTGCCTAATTTCTTCTTGGATAGAATTTATTTGTTTAAAGGAAGTACATCTTCTCTTGCTATTGGGTATTACGATATGCAAGCGAATACTTTCACAGCGCTTACGTATTACCCTAACACTGAGCTTTTTTCTGTTGGATCATGCTATTGCCCAAGATCGGTGAACGGTAAGAACTCTACAGTGCTGATGTACAAAGAAGCTACTGGAAGATTTTATGAGTTTAATCCTGTCACGCTTGACATAACTCCTTACGCAACGTCGTGGCAGTATCTTGACGGTGCAGCTGTGCAAGGAACAAAGATCACTTGCATGACTACTCCAGATAATATTGAGACTTTATTCTTTAAGCAAAACAGCACTACATCATTCCTTCGTGGAATCTGTATTGATGCGTAGGGGAGTTTATGGAGTATTCTATTTTCCTTCATCCTGATGGATATGGTTACAGGATATTGAGTCAAGAGACATCTCAGTTTATTGAGCAGTTGTACGATCCTACGCTTCCTGGATTTGTGCCGATGTCTGAAGAAGTCGCTGAGGCCAGAGCACTGGCAGTGATTGAGGGTATTGTAAACACTCCTTTGTATGTTACACAAAAAAGCTCAGTCATTGGTATTGTCACATTCCTTAACCGTCTTACCTGCGACGAGCGAAAAGCTTTTATCAGACTTAAAGAACAAGTGCGAATGCAATATTCTCAAGGTGTCGCAAGTAATTCATTAACACCTGAGCTTGAGGAGTTGAATGACTTTCTTGTTCTGTTTGACAAGGCGAGTGAAATTGATTTGACTTACCCAACAACAATCGCAGGTATTACATATCTTGGCAAAAACTTTCTTGGTGCTTCTGACGAAAGAATTGCTGAAATACTGAAGGTTTAAATGAATTCGTTTGTACTTAGAAAGCTCGAGGAATGGAAGCATAGTCCATTGCTGTTTGTTGTTGAGGCGCTTGGTGTGACACCGAGTGAACAACAAGCACATGGTCTTGCTCACTTTCTTGATCAGAAACGTATGACAATCAGGTCTGGGCATGGTACTGGTAAAGACGCATTTGCAAGTTGGATTGTAATTTGGTTCCTTTCGTGCTTTAGTTATCCTAAGATAATGTGCACAGCACCAACTGCTCGCCAGCTTCAAGACGTACTTTGGGCAGAGCTTTCTAAGTGGATGAGACAATCGGTTCTTGCCGATGAGTTTGTAATTCAAAGTGATAAGATATTCCACAAAGATGCTCCAAAAGAGTGGTGGGCTAGAGCTGTAACTGCATCTGTTAAAGCATCTGCTGAGGACCAGGCAGAAACTCTAGCAGGGCTTCATGCTGAGAATATGCTCTTTGTGTGCGATGAAGCGAGTGGTATTCCTGATCCAGTGTACATTCCTCTTGAAGGTGCAATGACGCAGGATAATAACAGGGCCTTGCTTATTGGGAATATGACAAGAAATACTGGATATTTCTACGATTCTCACTATGACTATACACAAAGGAATCTTTGGAATAGACTTCACTGGGATTCGAGAAAGTCATCAAACGTCTCGAAAGAGATGGTTGAATACTTTGCTACTAAGTATGGTGAAGATTCAAATACCTTTAGGATTCGAGTGTGTGGAGAGCCTCCGCTTAATGATGACATGTCACTCATTCCTTTGCACTGGGCTCAGAGGTGTATGGATAATGACATTCCTGAGCATGAGGATGATATAAGAGCAATAGGTGTTGACGTAGCGAGGTATGGGTTTGATTCAAGTATTATTCTCCCAAGAGCTGGAAATATCATTAAACCTTGGGATGAGTATAAAGGACTTAACACAATCACATTCGCAGCGCAGGTTAAGGAAGAGTTTATTGACTTCAGCGCTGATAGAGTAGGTGTCGATGAGATTGGTGTAGGCGGTCCTGTACTTGACTGGCTTGTGCTGAACGGCTTGAGAGGAAAAGCTATTGGAGTAAATGTCGCGTGCGAGTCAAGTGATAAGCTTAAATGGCGAAGACTCCGTGACGAGCTTTGGTGGTTAGTCAGAGAGAAGTGTAGAACTGCTCAATATTCATTCCCAGAGGGAAAACTTGGTCAAACGCTGTGCGATGAACTTTCCTCAATTCGTTACGACGATGGAGAGGATAATAAAGGCGTGATGAAAGTTGAGAGTAAAAAGGACATGAGACTTAGAAATATAGCTAGTCCTAATATCGCAGACGCGCTTTGCATCTCTGAATACTTCTTTACTCCCATGGCGGGGAGAATTATAGATCGAGGTAAGGTGTCTCCTCCGACCAGAAAACTTGATCGTGCGCGTAGGTACAATAAAACTCCCCGCTTTGGGCGACACAACTGGCAGGTGGCATAATGAAGCATGACCAAGGTATAAGCGAAAACATTGCTTTTGGAGTAGACGAGAATACTCGAAGCAATTTTGAAATGTTTCTTAAGTGGATAAGAAACAGTGAAAACTCTACACCAGAGACAGAGTACAGAAAAGTCTCTAGAGAAGATCTTGAATTCTACGCTGGTAGGCAAGACACGCCAGAGGTTCTGGAAGAACTCGCTAACCAAAATCGCCCAAATGATACTTACAACGAGATCAAGCCTAAGATCGATATGCTTTGTGGCCTAGCCGCTCAGGTAAAGACTAACTTTGGCGCAACTCCTGTGACGTTGGAAGACGAAGCATTCGTGCAAATTGCCAACGCTGCGCTTAAGCATTTTTCAAATAAAGCCAAAAAAGATGATGTCGAGACTGATGCTGTATCACACGTGGCAAAAGCTGGCCGGTGTTTGATTGAGATTTTAGTTAACACTGATAATCCTTTCGAGCCTAAGATCCAACTCAAGTTGCACAAAGGGCACACATTTTTACTCGACCCTAATTTCCAAGAATATGATTTGAGTGATTGTAAATATATCGTGATCGATCGATGGCTATGTCCAGAAGATATTGCAATCAAGTACCCTGGGTTTGACGTTGAGACTGCAAAAGCCCTCACTCGCGAAAGAGGGAGTGCGTATCCTGAGTTTTGGGATGAGGCGAGTGAAAAGGTTAGGCTCTCACAGGTTTGGTATAGAAAACTTGAGGCTGTATATTGGGTACTATCTCCAGTTACAGGAAAGCCTGAAGCTATAAAAGTCAAGGATTACCAAAAGTACATTGACTCTATCAACCAGATCAACGCAGACATTGCGCAGGGTAATGATGTACTTAGAAATGGAGGCGTTCCTCTTCAAGTATCAAATCCTGTGAAAGGTTTCAAGTCATTCATCTACACCGCCATACTTTCAGGCAGTGGGATTCTTGAAGAAAGTGAAAGTACCTACTCACACGAAGACTATCCATTTGTGTTCATGGGTGCTTACATGGATGACAATCGCAATAACTGGTTCAGTGCAATAACTATGATGAAAGATCCAGCGCGAGGGGTAAATACCATTCGCAGACAGCTTGTTCATATGTTAAACACTTCACCAAAGGGAATACTTATTCATGAGTCAGGTGCAGTTCTCGACATCGAGGAGTACGAAAAGCGCGGTAGTGATCCTACTTACCATATGGAAGTGGCGAGTGGAAAACTTGACAAAGTTAAATTCACCAACCAGCCTCAAATCAACCCAATCTACGAATCCCTTGACGCAGTATTTACGCAAGGAATGAAAGATACAAGTGGTATTCAAGATTCTCTAATGGGAATCCAAACCACTTCACGAGAGCCTGGTGTTACAGTAAGGATGCGGCAAGAGACTGGAATTGCAGTTCTCTACGTATTCCTTCATAACATAACTCGAACAAGAAGGGAATTAGTTAGAAAACTTTTCCCTGTTATCCAGCAATATTGTGACCAGCCTACACTCCTCAGAATTGAAGGACAGCAAGGATTACAATTACTCCAAATCAACTCCCAGATGAATCCTCAACTCGAAGGATTCAATGACATCTCAGCCTGGAAGTTTGATTTTGAAGTAGACGAAGTAGCTGAAAGCACTACAATGCGAAACGCTATTGCTCAATATATGAACGAATACGCAGCGCAGAATCCTGGTGCTATTCCTCCTGACATTATACTTGAGTATGCTGGCATCCCGTACGAAGCCAAGATGCGTATCAAACAGTACAATGAATTGAGGATAGCTCAGGAGGATGCGATCAAACGATCAGAAATCGCAATCGAGCAGCAGAGATTAGCTCTCGAAGCTGAGGACAGAAAGATCGCTTGGGCAGAGGTAGAAATCAAGCAGCAGGTAGCAAATAAACCTACGCCAAAGCCTGCTGCGAGTAAAAAATAACTTGGAGGAAATGTTATGGCACTTGATGATTTATTCGAAGCGGAAGATGAGGTTGTTGAAACTCCAGCTGAACAAACACCGCAGGAGCAAGTTGCAGACGAACCCGCTGTTACACCAGCTGCACCTACTGAGGAACCTGCTGCTACTCCCGAAGTACCGGCAGTACCAGAGACACCTGAGCAGCCAGCGCAGCCAGCACCTACTGATGACCCTGCACTACGATCACTCCTTCGCGAGCAGGCGCGTCAGATCAAAGCCTTGAACGACAAGCTCGAAGCTGCTACCAAAGAACTTCAAGGTAAAGGTATCATCGATGAACCTGAGGTAGACGCTGCTGTTACTCAACGAAATGAAATTAGAGCAATGCATCTCGAAACGCTCGCAGAAACAATGCGACTTTCGCCTAAGTATGAAGACCTTGACAGCGTAGTTTCACAGTCGCGTGCTGATGACATCATCGATGCTTACGCAGACGCATACGCAAAGGACAAAGGTGGCAATGCAGAGGACTATCGTCAGATGGTTGCTGCACAGATTTGGAAAATGCCGAACCCTTACAAGTTCCTTTACGAGAAAATAAAAGAAGTTCACCCAGACTTCAAAACGCAGGTTGCGCCAACTCCGCCGCCAGCGCAGGCTCCAAAGCCGCATGTTGCTCCTCCATCCGTGTCGACAATTCCAGCCTCTTCGCCGACCACTGCAAGCGGTTGGACAAGTGCAAGAATCGATGCGATGTCTGAAGAAGAGCTTAACACTGTCCCTGCTGATGTTTACAAGAAGTATCTTGAAAACGACTTGGCTTAACATTTTGATAAGAAAAGTCAACAATTGACCTTTCTTAAGGAGAGACCCAAATGGCTGATCCGACTACCAAGTTTGTCACAAATGACCCGTTGACTCGAAAGAAATGGGCCAAAGATTTGTTTCGTATGCTCCTTCCCGCAGTGGAATTTAATTCCTTTGTTGGGACTGGGAGTGACTCTGTTATTCAGATGAACAAGGATCTGGGTAAGGGTGAAGGCGATGAAGTTACCATGGGTATTCGACTGCCGCTCACCGGCGAAGGTATCGTTGGTGATGATACAGTTGAAGGGAACGAAGAGCGTCTGCGTTTTCGTAACTTCAAATTGACCATCGAAGAATTGAACCATGCCGTAGATACTGGCGGTAAGATGGACGAGCAGAGAATTCCCATCAACCTGTTTCAGGAAGGTAAGGACGCTCTGCAGGAATGGTGGGGAGACAAACTCTCTGATTACATCGTCAACTTGATGTGCTCGAACTCCAAGTACAAAATTCGCGGAAAAGATTTTGCGCAGCCTATCGCTGAGCCGAGCGCTAACAGAACTTTCCGAGTGAATGACGTAGCTAATGATGGTTTGATTACCTCCGCTGATGGTATCACACTTGCCTTTTTGGATCGACTGAAGCAGCGCGCGGAAGTACCTACTGCCGGTGTGAATAGCTTGTACAAGATTCGTCCCATCATGCGCGGCGGGAAGAAGTATTACCGTGTGGTGATGCATACTTACACCTTTGATGAACTGAAACGTAACACCAACCTCGGTGAATGGGGCGACTTGGTACGCCAGACTGCAAAGCTTGCAGGTGCAGGACTGGAAGATGCTGACATCATCTACAATGGCTTGGTTATCTCGAAGTCTGAGCGTGTGCCCTGTATCGTTCCGAGTGCTGCAGGCGACGGTAGTGGTTGTTACCGCGTTGCTCTGATGGGTTCACAGGCGTTTGTATTTGCCTGGGGTGGTGCCGGTGAGTCCAAGTCTACGACAATGGCATTCCATCCTTACACTCGTGACGCCGACCGCTATGTCATGATTCGTGGTGGAGGTATCTTCGGTGCGCGTAAAGTGCAGTTCGAAGGTGAAGACTTTGGTTGTATCACAGGTGCTTGTTGGTCCGCACCTGCTACTGATTAAGGAGCAATAATGGCTATCGATAAATTCGGTACCAACTTTGCAGACAACATCCGCTTGTGTAAAAGCAAGCGGGTGACTGTCTCAGTTGACGATACCTACAATCTGATCAAAATCCCAAAGCGTGCTTATGTAACGCATGTCAATCTTCAGATCATCACACCGTTTGACGATCAGACTGTTGATGGTACGCTGTCAGTTGGATTTGCTGGTAACAAGGAAGCGTCCAATACTACTTATTTCTTGACAACCGCTGAAGCCGCTGCGCTTGTCGCTGGTAATAAGTTGTCAACGAGACCTAAGTACTTTGACGCAGGTAGTGGTATCATTACACTTACCGCTGTTGACAACGACTCAGTAGTTGACGCAATCGTAAGATTGTTTGTTTCCTACATGGTTATTAACTAGGAGTAATCCATGGCAACTATCTCTTTGTATGATGTGCGTCAGCCTGACCGGCGCAAACAGACGCTTGAAAACCCTGTGTGGCTTGCGTCTGGTGTGATTAACTTCAAGGAAGGTACTGGTAAAGGTTCGCTCCTTTTCAGCTTTCCGAAGAACCCGATTCCAGATAACCTTGCACCGTATGGAGTGTACGCCCCAGGCGCTGATCTTGGTATTTGGGGTCAGTGCTACATGATCGAAGATGCCATGATTGAGGTCATGGAAGCATTCGCAGGTGGTACACCAGCCATCGATCTGACCACTGGAACCATTGCCACAGACGCAGCCAAAAATGGTGACAACATCACTTACGCAGCTGCCGGTGACTTGGTAGCGAACACAGCCATCACTGAAGGTACCATCGGTTGGTACACTGCTGCCGCTGCACTTCGCAAGCAGATTATCAACGCCGACACCTCTGTTCCGGTAGTTTTTGCTATTCTGTCCGCCGCCCTGACCGCTGGCAAATGTCGTGTACATCTCAAGATCTCGCGCGTAGGTTCTTTGCGCTAAACAATTAACGGAGAAGGGTCAATTTCTGACCTTTCTCCTTTTCATGTGTGGTGGTAAGTATGCTTCTTCAAGAGATAGTTGATGAGATACGTTTGCTTGTAAAGGACCCTTCGTTCTTTGATACTGCGCTCGGGGAAAGTGTACCTGCGGCTATGGTAAGAAGGGTCAATGAGGCAGTGCTGGCTGCGTGTTCTCAGCCTGGGATTGTTATACCTTCACTGAGAAAGATCGGAAGGTTTGTTACTGAGGTTGGGAGCGCTACAGTGCAGATGGAGGATGTGCCGAATAACTTTGCTGGGAAAGTATTAGTTGTCGGTGATCCTAAGAAAAAGATAAAAATTTTCGGCTCTGTGGATGATATGTTTGTAGAGTACTATCCATTTGAGACAGTTGGAAGTGTTGAGGCTGTATGTATTGCTGGTAACATGGTCTGGTACCAAGGAATTCCTGAGACACCTGAAACTGTTGTGTGTATGCTGCAAGAGAATCCTCCGCAGGTTGCTGACGCTGAGGATGAGATTCCTATAATTCCTGCGTACTTGCAACGGCAAATTATCGTACACGGTGTTGCGAGCTGGTTGTATGACGGAATTGAAGATGGTGTAGACGGTAATAAGAATAATACAACTAACTCCAAGCTTGAGTTTGAGAAAGGAATTCAGAAATGGAGAGAGTATTTGGGTAGTAGACGGCAGCATAAAACGTCGTCTGGGTGGAAAAGCTGATGGCTACTGCACCAGTGTTTAGAGCGTCAAGAGGGCTTAACAATGTCATTGAACCTCATAGACTTGGTTATAGTGAAGACGGCGCGTGTTATTTTGTAGAGGCGGTTAATGTAATTGTTGATGATGGCGGAAGTTTTAAACGAAGGTTTGGTAAGAAAGAAGTGAGATTAGGCGATGCTCACTCTCTTTGGTCAAGTAACGAATTTTGTTTGTTTGTATCTGGTGGAGATTTATATAGAATTTTACCTGACATGTCTGTTGTCTTGGTTACTGCCAGTGTTGGTGATATAGCTATGTGCTATGTAGAACTGGCTGGGAAGGTGTACTGTTCCAATGGTATTATCGGCTTAGTTGTTACTGATAGCACAGTAACTAATTGGGTTGCAAGTGTGCCTACAAAGATGCCTGGGGATGAGAGAGTACTTGGAATGCCTGGGTATTTTAGTAAAATGGTTATTCACGGTGGAAGACTGTTTGGACTTGCTGGTAATATACTTTGGCAAAGTGAGCCAGGAATGTTTGGGTGCTTTGATCTTGCTAATGGTGCTATTCCGTTTACTGTTGTGCACGATTTTGTTTCAGTAGGGTCAGGGATGTATGTATCTTGTGAGGATGGAATTGTATATCTTGAAGGTACCGCGAAAGAAAACTTTGAAAGAAAGATTGTGTACAGTAAGGGTTGCGTACCAGGAACCATGACTGTCGTAGACGGATCTGATGTAGGTGATGGAACAGATTTTTTTGGTCAAACTGCTGTGTGGGTTACGCGATCTGGCGTGTGTTTTGGTGATGCGAGAGGATTTGTGAAGAATAAAACTTCGCAGTATCTTTCGTTTAATGCTGGTATATCTGGTGCCGGTGTTGGTATTCCTGGGCAATATTTCTTTTCTCTGGAGGTTTAAATGGCCGCGAGATATTCTACTGGTGCGATTGAGGCTTTGACAGGAAAGGGTAAAGATCACTTTTTCATTGGGACTGATATATCGTTTACAGCCGCGAGTAAGAAGATTAATTCTGTGGCTGACAGATTTAGTCTTGACACAAAGCCTGGTGACAAAATTACTGTACTTGGGTCAAGTTTTAACGACGGTAAATATACTGTTGTATCCGTCACAAGTGCTAAGGAAGTTGTCGTTGCTGAGGCATTGATTAACGAATCAGCTAGTGCGAAAATTGCTGTAGTTTGTCAGTCTCAGGGTGGTACTTTTCCAGAGGTATTCGCAAATGCCTGCGGCGCGTTTTACACTGGCACACAGCCTGCTAGTGCTGATGCAGCTGAAACTGGAACGCTGCTTGGTTATTTGACCGTAGATGGAGCTGTGTTTACTCCTGGTAATCCTGCTAATGGTATTAATTGGAATGACTCTGTTGACGGTGTAATTACCAAGAAAACAGGCATTGTTCTGCAGTGTGTTCCCATTGCCAGCGGCACGGTAGGGTATTTGAGATTGTACGACAATGCCAGAGTCACTGGATTATCGGCAACAGCTGTACGCCTTGACCTTGCTTGCGGTGTAGGTGTTGGTGAAGTTAGACTTTCGAGCACTACTTTCACAATGTCCATTCCAGTTACGCTTAACACATTTACAGGTACGGCTACTAAAACTCCGGTGTAAGTTATGCCGATATTTAAGTTTGGGCTACAAAGTGATACTATATCATTTAAGCTGCCAAGTTTAAGGTTTTATGCGTTTGGAGAAGGCTTTGGTGAGGAGGGTGACTGTGAATTTATTGTACCTTCTCAAGACTTTGTTTGTATAGGAGAAGGTCACGGCAATTTTGCTTTGCCTATTGTTAGTATTAATTCCAAAGGTGCTGAAATAGCCGAATGTGAATTTTTACTTCCGTGGACAAAAATACTGTGTGATGGTGATGTAGCTATTCACGGCATTGGTGAGTTTGATATTCCATGCGTTAAGATTGTATGTGAAGAAGCTGCTGAGTGTGTATTCAACATTCCAGTTACAAAGTTACGCGGTGTTGGGAGTGCTATAACACACGGCGATTGTATCTTTAATTTACCTTGTATTACACTTAGTGGTGAATTGGAGCATGGGCAATCGTGCAGTATAAATTGCGTTATACCTGTAATCGTGTTTACTGCGTATGCGTACATTTCTGTAGTAGGCGAGTGTTGGTTTAGCTTAAAAGTACCTACTATTAAATGTACTGGTATTATGCAGAGCGTACCAAAGTCTCCTGATACTGATGTTGTTTTGCGCTACGAAGACAGTAGGCGCTTGATATAAGGAGTTATTATGGCGATCGACAGTATTGATTACGGATCTGATAAAATATCAACTCACTCATTTACAGAGAATGCAGTTGAGAAACATACAGAAAGAATCGCCCCTGGGTGCGGAGTTGCTGGTGCGTGGGACGTTACAGCGTCTGTATCTGCAGTTGGTCTTGTTGGAAGTTTTTCGTTACCAGCTACTGGTAGAGGTAGAATCATAATCGGGGCAAAGTGCGAAACGACGGCTGACTATTTTTACTCTGCGTTTTTGATCTTTAAAAGCTCTACTGGTGTTACACTTGGCGTGTCCGCTACATTCTCTCCTTCGTTTAAACTCCACGAGGATGGTGGGTCTCCAA